ATCGGGAATGGGCTATCCATGGAGTGCACCTGTTATGTGGAACAGCCGTTCGGCATAGAGCGCAGCAAGGTCCTCACGGGCGCCCGGCGGCAGCGCGTCAAAATCCGCGGTGTCGAGCACGGCGGCGATGGCATGCAGATCGGCCGCAGTCGTCGCAGCTCGCAACCGGCGCTGGGTGTCGGTGAAGAAATCGGCGGCGCTTGTTAGGCGATCCGCCGTCCCTGTTGCTCGGGAAATCATGCTGCAGCCTTTCGGAACTGAGCTGCGCCACTGAGCGACGACACGAGGTCGTCCAGCTCGGCATTGAAGGCATCGACGGCCTTCGCCAGATCGGCGATGTAAGCATCATCGCGGTCAACGCGGACGATCAGCGGCGGTAGGCCGGGGGAGTAGGAGACAAAGTCCCACCACGTGCGCCCGGTGACCCATAGCGAGCCTTGAACCTGCGCCTTGTGCTCGGAAGGCAGGCCGCCCTTCTGCAAGCGCTCAACCTGGATATGGCCGAGCGCCGTCTTGATCTCGAGCCCGCCGTCTTCGCCAATGAGGCTATCCGGGCTGCAGCCCCTGCGGCCGTCGCGGATGAAGCCGACGCGCACCGGGTCAACGTCGGCCATAAAGGCGTACAGCCGGCGCGCATCGTCTTCCTGCACCTTGCCGCGTTCCATATGCGCGTTGCTGTAGGTGTCTTCCTCGACAGTGCCGCGCAGCCGTTCGGCGGCGAGGTCGCGCAGATAGCGACCACGCATCTTGCCTTCGCCCTTGGCCAGCACGTCAGAGAAGCGGCTCGCTGTCGGAATGCCAATTCTGCACTGGTGCCATTCGGGACTTCCCTGGGTGACATCAAAGATTTCAAGCGGCATGGAGAACGAAACCTGGCCGGATTTCAGAAGGTCGTATTCGGCGAGTTCTGCATCGATATCGGCGATCTGGCTTTCGAGCGCACTGACTTCGGCCTGCTTGAGCCAGGCCTGATCCGAAACGCGTTCTTTCGCCGTCGCAACCGCCTTCTGCAGGGTGACGAGCTGGTCCCGTGCCACGCCGTATTGTTTGTCGCTGTAGATCATGGCTGCATCTTTCCGGAGAGAAACGGATCGCTCGAAGGTGAAACGGAGACGACGCCTTTCTGTCTTCCTGTGAAGCGATCGGTCTGGAAGAAGTCGAGGAAGGTTTGGCTGACGTCGGTGCAGATCATGGAGGAGGGAAAGAACTCTCCTTTGAACACTGCCTTTTGCGCGGACCGGCCGTTGGCAAACTGAAGAAAAACAGGATCGAGCTTGCCCGGCCGGATAGCATCGTTGATGTCTTCCCAAAGCGCGTATTTGCTATGCGCGCCGCTGTGGTCGGTCTCGCAGCCGCAATGGGTGCGGTACGGAGTGGCCGCGAGCATCCTGCCGAGGGGTAGCTCAACACGCTTTCCGCAGTCGCAGGAGAAATCCCCGAGAATGCGGTTGTTGTCGCCGCGCCGGTTCGGAATTGCGACAAAGACCAGTTTCCCGAACCTGCCACCGATATGTCCGCCGTAGCGGGCTGATGGGCTCATTTCTGAGTCCTCTGGCGCTTCATTTCCATGATGCCGACGGCCTCGGCGAACTTGGCAACGGGAAGATCTGGCAGCGCCTCAATCTTGAAATGACCGCACAGTTTGGCGATGTCGCCACCGACTTCGCCGGCAAGCGTCTGCAGCTTCTTGAGTTGTTCTTCGCTGATGACCGGCGCCGCGCCGGCAGCGGTGCCGTCGTCGTCCTCGCCCCGGCTGGTGATGTTCAGCAGGGCGCCGGCCGTATAGCGCTTGGCGTAGCTGATGGACGAGCCGATAGCCTGGACGTTGTTCTTGCTGCCGGTGGTGTCCATCGGCAGGCTCAGCATCGTTTCCTCGAAATGGCCTTCGCGGTGTGAAAGGACGCCGGTCACCTCGATCCGGTCGGCTTCCTTCTTCACGCGGAACGACAGCGCAAATCCGTGCTTGGAAATGACCGGCCGGATAGCATCGTTGATGTCTTCCCAAAGCGCGTATTTGGTGTTCTGGATGACGTTCTCAGGCGTCTTGGGCATGTCCTTCTTGTGGATGACGATGTTGCCCTTGCGGTCGATGGTGGGCAGCTCGGGTTGCATCTCGGCAAGCGCCGCAGCAAAGGCCGCACGAGCGTCCCGGTTCACCATCTTCTCGTGCATCGCCCAAAGCCGTTCCATCTTGTCGATGTCGACGTTCGGGTCAGAAGCGGCGCGGGCAATGGCAGCGATCAGCGAGGCGCTGTCGCTGGCCGGATGCGTTTCGACCTTGGCCGGCGCATTGTCCTGGCGTTCAGCAAGTGCGGTGTTCATTTCCGTTCCTTAGGGTTGGTGCCGACCATAAGAGGGGCGGTGACGGATTGAAGGGCGAGGGCCACGAGGATGCAGCGCTCGGCTGCTTTGGTGGCCACTTCGCGAAGGTCGTCGGGGTGGTAGCGCATCAGGCGGCGTCCGGTCGGTGAGTGAGGGCGTTCTCGCTGAGCTTCTTGGAGATCACCGAGAGCGGATTGACGAACTCGTCGTCGATGCCGACCTGACGCCCGTACTCGATGGTCTTCGCCATCAAGCCGAGAAACTCGTCGCGCTGACGGTCTTCTTTGCTCGGCATGGCAGCGATGTGTGCGTTGGCGGCTGCAATAGCGGCGGACCAATCACCGTCAACCACCCGCACGAAGTCGCTCTTGTAGTTCTGGCTGTCCCAACGCTCGCCTACCGAGGTCTTGCGAAGGTGCCACGACAGATAGATGTAGCCATCGGCGTTGGCTTTGAGCTGCGCCGATGCGTCGGGCTGCACGAGACCCTTCGCGAGCATCGGCGCGATCAACTCGTTCACTGCCGCCTGCAATTCCAGAATGGTGTTCATCTATCTTTCCTCAGTAGCTAGGGATTGGGGGCCGCTCAGGATTCGGCGAAGGCGATCACGTCGGTAGCCACCGGGCGCTTCGACTGCTGCGCCACGCGAAGCTGGGTATTAGTGGTGCGGAGGATTTCGCGGGCCTGCGAGGCGACGGAGTCAGCCTGACCAGCTTCCATCCTACCTTCTTTCACCGCGTTCAAGGTTGACCAGAGGGCCGACTTGAGGGACTTGGCCGACAGTGCGGCTTCGTTGGTTTTGGTCATAGTCGCGTTTCCTTTTCTGTGACTTGGAGAGCGTGCCTTTAGCGAGGCGGATTTCGTAGTCGGACTGCTGTTCGAGGACGGCATTGCGGATGTCCTGTGTGAGTAGAGCGGCCTCCCATAGAGGCCCGTAGAACTTCTTGGCCCGGTGCGGGCGGTCGTAGGCTTTTTTCTTGACGCGGTACTCGGGGCGGCGGCAGTATTCGACGTGCTGGGGCATCCGCTTTTTGCGGTACTCGCGCTCCTTTTCACGGTCATGGTTGTTGGCGTAGTACGCAGCCTTCTTGGCCTTCAGACTGGCGCGGTTCTTCGCTCGGTACTCAGCGTCGTAGGCGGCCTTCTCAGCCTTCTTCTGAGCGGGTGATTTCGGCGCCTTGCGACGGCCAAGGCCCGCACATGTGCGGCTGCAATAGAGCGACGCTCCGATAGAGCGAGCGCGGTTGACGGCCCCGGTCGGCTTGACCGAGACTGCCCCACAGTGAGCGCATTCGATGCGGAGCCCCTCAGTCACGCTGCCACCTGTTCGTCGGAACCCGTCATCCCCACATGGGGGAGAGCGGAGTGGCTGATGGCGCGGGCCTCGATGGTGCGGACCAGTCGCTCGATTAGCTCGGCGGCGTCCTGTGCATAGGGGACCGGCACCATGCTGGGGAAGTTGGCACTGCGGCTGCGGTATTCCTGACGGAGGCTGCGAAGCGTGCTAGCCGAATGGCGGGCGAACTGGAGCAAGCTGCTGAACTCCTCGTCCAGCGGCGAAGGCTCGACCAGCGCCGGGAGGAACGTCCGAGCAGTGGTCTGCCAGTAGTCGAGCAGCGTGTGCGCATCCGAGATATCATCGTTCGGATCGCGCCCGCTGGCGATCTGTTGAAGCAGGTCGGCGACGTTGAACATTGCCGTGGGGATGCTAGGATTGCCCGCCATCGCCAGCGTGGTGTAGGTGCTGTCCCGACGCGAGGGCTCAAGCCCCCATTCCTTGCGGGTCATGGCGTCAGGAACGTTCTGGCAGACGCAATACTCGTCGCTGCCCTTGCACCCGCAGCGCTCGCCCTGCGCCTTCATTTCAGCTTCGTTGAGGCCACGGGTGCTCATGCTGCCACCCGAGTGCTGAGACCCACATGGGGGAGATACCGCTCCATCCGACGTGCATCCCATTCGGTCTGGAGGATTTGCCGACGGGCTTTGACGGCATCGAAATAGGCATCGACGGCAACGTCACGGGCGAAGCTGGGATCGCGGCCCAAGCCTTCGAGGATTTCCTGCTGGTAGCGGGCTTCACGCTTTGCAGCGAGGGCGGTGATGCGGCTGAAGGCGGTGGAGGTGGGCATTTGTTCTCTCCGGTCTGATGGAGAGACGCTACACAATGTAGCGGGACGACGCAATACAAAAAGTAGCGTTACGCGTGAAAAAAGATACAGGGGTTGGTAACCGCCTATGACCACGCCGTGAATCCGGACGATCTCGCCATCTTCGCCAGTGCCAAGAACTAGCGGCTCCTGGTGCTTGGGGTCGGTGGATACGGGCACGAGTTGCGTCCCTTCGCGGCCGTAGCGCAGTTCCTTGATCGTGTGCTCGACTAGGCCGGATCGCTCTCGAATGACATGCACAAGCTGCCCGTGTTGCGGGCCGCCAGCGTACCGATCATAGGGAGCGCAAATGGCGTAAGCGCCGTCTGGTATTCGCTTGTTGACGCTTTGTCCGTCGATCTGGACCGAGTATTGCACTCCCGCCGGGATGTCGTGGCGAGGCACGGCAGGCACCTGAATCCCCTCGATTTCAAGGCCGTCATCCACCCTAAATGCTCCCGCCGCTGCGATAGCCACAAGCGGGGCATATGTGACAGCGTTAACGAGTGGTGAATTTCCACCGGCCTCGAGACCGAGGATGTAACCGGGTGAGCTGCGGAACGCGGTGGCGTACTTACGGGCTGCGGTCATTGGGATATTACGCATGCCGGACTCGTGGCTGCGGTAGGTGACCTCGTTCCAGCCGTGAGCATCTGCGGCGGCCTTGGCCGTCTCGAAGCGCTTTTCGCGCAGTTCTTTCAGCCTGTCGGCAGGGGACTTTTTCATATCGCGCCACTTTTTTCAGAGGCGGCGCTACTTTTGGTATTGCACATTGCGCTACATCTGGTAGCGTGAGCGACTATGAAGAAGCAGCACACCCCCACCACGTTTGACGAATTGCTCAACCTCTGGGGCACGCCGAAGGAGCTTAGCCTGGCTCTCGGCGTCCCATACATCAACGCCCAGATGATGAAGCGCCGGAAGTCGGTGGACGTGGTTCACTGGCCGCGCCTGATCGAGCTGGCGAGCGCCATGGACGTGCGGCTGACCAATGACGATCTGGTCGCCATGGCGGTCAAGCGCCGGGTGGCCGCATGACCATTTCGGCCGCCGAACAAATGCGACTTTATCGCGAACGTCACCCCGAGAAGGTTCATCAGGGGCTCTTGGATTGGGGCGCGCGAAATCGCGAAAAGCGGTTTGCCCATAGGCGTGTCTATAAGGCGGTGAAGGAAGGGACACTTGTCCGCCAGCCCTGCGAGATTTGCGGCGAACTGCGCGTGGACGCTCACCACGAGGACTACTCCAAGCCGCTTGATGTGATGTGGCTTTGCAAGCTGCACCACCGACAAATCCACGCAAAAATTGGCCCATTCGCGCAGTCATCAGCCCCCACCAACCAAGAAGCTGAGAAGGCCGCGTGATGGGCAAGCCGGACGACATCAGCGAGGAAGCGTGGAAGGCGGCGCAGTCTACCGACGCGGACATCAACGCCATGTGCATGACGTGGCGCCATGACTTCGGGCTCAACGCCCGGGACGCTGATGCCGATGATCGGCGTGCTTGGTCCGACGGAATGTCGGTCGGCATGACGCAAGCAGAACGCGATGGTCTGCGGCTGAGCATGCGCCAAGTGTGGCACCACTGCGTTGCACCCGTGGTCGCCCGTGCCATCGACGCCGCCATCCTCTCTGCCAAAGCAGAGGAACGGGAACGCTGCGCGCTGGTGGCTCAGAACTGGCGACCAGCGCCGATGCCGCCCATGGAAATCCGGGGGTCGTGGCGGACATGGGAAGTCTCCGACAGCATCGCCTCCGCTATCAGGGCAGGAGTGTAGGACATGGCATACGAGCAGACCGTATCGTCCGACAGCGTCGCCCAAGACCAGATCAAGGCCTTCGTGGATCGCATCCTGCGCCTTCGCGAAGAGGCGCAGGCGATCAAGGACGACATCAAGGAAATCTACGCCGAAGCCAAGGCCAACGGGTTCGATAAGACCGTTCTCGGCAACGTCGTCCGCTATGTCGAAAAGACCGGCGAAGAGCTGGCCGCCGAACAGGAGCGCGATGCGTTGTTCGACCTGTACCTCGCGGCCTACACCGGCACTCCCTCGCGTACGCATGCGCATGCACGTGAGGGCAACCATACCGCCCCATCCCCCCAGGTTGTCCAGGCGGACCAAGGCAGCGAGGGCCCGTGGAGCTTGGCTCTCGCTGCCGGACAAATTCCCGAACCCGGCAACGGGCAGGCTGGTGAGAAGCCGGTCAGCGCGGGTGCGCAATCGACGGGGAATGTGGATGGGAGTGCGGGCCGTTCGCACTCTAGGTCTCAGCTGTCCACAGAAAGCACGGCCAGCGTCCCCGTCGATACCCATTCCATCGCGAAGATCAACGCAGGAGGCGAAGATGTAGACGCTGCGGCGGATAATGCCGGGGGTGGGGACTCGCTCCCGGCTGTCGCTTCCAACGTCCTCGTCATGCCGGCGCCGAAACCCATTCGCCCATGGTGCCAGCACCTTGACGATCTGACGAAGTGCGGCGGCTACGGTCGGGTGCATTGCAGCTCCTGTCAGAAGCTGAAGGACGCGGGCGCCGTGGCCGTTCCGATCATCGGGAGCATTGGTCAATGAGCGCATGGTGGAATCGAGCATCTGTAGAACAGCGCCTTGCGCAGATTGATGGCGGGATCGAGTGCGGGATGACCGCACGGCAAGTAGCACTGTGCAGCGGTTTCCCCGACAATAGGGCTGCCGGCATGCTTGTCGGCACCTACGCGAACAAGCACGGCCGGGCGTTTGCCCAGAGCATGGGCGGCAAGCACCGCAGGCGCTACGAGGTCGCGGACCTAAAGCGGTCTTACTGGCAGGGTGGGCGAGACTTTGCCGATGCGACGACGCCGAGCGTCCGCGTGATGGATGCTGACTTCGATGAGGCAGCATGATCGCGGCCAGCTACAATGCGCAAAGATGGAACCCGGCTGGGGCGGGCGAGCCCCTTACGCGGCGGCATGGGATGCCGGGCTCCGTCATTGCACACAATCAATCTCAGTTTCCCGCGCGGTCCCCTGACCTCCTCCCTCTCCGCGCCAACTGGCAAGCCTTCACCGGCTTGCCCCTTTATTCCAGCGTTACGCTCCGGTCCCTCACCGGGCGTTGCAGGCGGCTCGTTCATCCCCTCCCGAGTGGACGGGCCGCCACTAATTCCCGGCGCCTCATTGGCAGCCGCAACCAGTTTCGCCGGATCGGCTATCAGCCTGGCAGCTACGTCTCCGATCCGCTGAACCATCCACCAAGGGGCATCGGGAACATGGGGCAGAACGTGGAGGAGGTTGAATTCTATGTCGGTCTACATCAGCCGTCCGACGCTCATCGCTTTGGGCTCGCTTGCATCAGCATCAACCGGCTGCGCGGGCGGAAGAAGCCCATCGTCGGTTGCCGCGTCCTTGTCGATAGCGGGGCCTTCACCGAACTTCATATCCACGGGCAATATCGCCATGACGTTGAGGAGTATGCTCGGGAGCTTCACCGGCTTCATTCGGAGGGCGTTGTCCAGATCGCGGCGGCGGTAGCCCAAGACTATATGTGCGAGCCATTCATGCTGGCGCGTACCGGGCTCAGCGTGGCCGACCACCAGCGCATGACCATAAGCCGCTATGACGCGCTGTTCGGCGCTCTCAATCGGCTGTTCGCCGGCAAGTGCCCGTTTCCCATCTTGCCGGTGCTGCAAGGCTACAAGCCAAGCGAATACGTCTCGCACCTTTTGGCCTATGGGCGCCGCCTAAAGCGCAACATGTGGGTTGGCGTCGGCTCGGTGTGTAAGCGCAACAGCGCACCTGAGAAGATCGCGGAAGTGCTGCAGGCCATATCTTCGATCCGTCCGGACCTTCGGCTGCACGGGTTCGGCGTCAAGCTGACCGCTCTACTCAATGGGACCGTCCGCGAGCTGCTAACGACGGCCGATAGTATGGCCTGGTCGTTCGCAGCTCGGAAGCAGGGGCGCAACGCGAACTCGTGGGTCGAGGCGGAGAATTTTGTTCGGCGCATCGCTGCAACGAGCGTCCCACGCGTGGCTGTGCAGCCTGATCTATTTGAGAGGATCGCAGCATGAACTTCCCATTCCTCCCCAACCTCTTCCGCAAGCCCGACCCGCTCCCCCACGTCCTCATGGACGTACCCATGCGGTCCAGGGACGGGACATTCGCCCCCTCGCCAAAGACGATGGCACGGCAGAGCCGCTACGCTTCGGTGAAGACCCAGCTCGCGGTCTACATGGAGCGTACTCCTCACGAGCAGCGCAAGCGTGAAGCTGAGGCAGCCATAGCCCGTCTTCGCGAGACGGAGAGGGCGAGATGACCATGGACGCTTACGAAACATTCCTTGCGGGCAAGCGCATCATGGACCCTGCGACCGGCCTTGCCTCAGTGCCAGACCTGCATGCCGACCTGTTCGACTTCCAGCGCGATATCACCGCGTGGGCATTGCGTCGGGGCCGGGCGGCTTTGTTCGCCGGCACGGGCCTGGGCAAGAGCCTCATGGAACTGTCATGGGCCGACGCCGTGCACAAGGCGACCGGCAAAGACATTCTGCACTTGGCGCCGCTCGCGGTGTCGGCGCAGTTGGCGCGCGAGGCGAGCAAGTTTCGCATCGGCGCCCGCATCGTCAAATTCGCCGCCGATGTTGAGCCCGGCATCAATATCACGAATTACCAGAAGATCGAGCACTTCGACCTGTCGCAGTTTGGCGGCGTCATTCTTGATGAAAGCTCGATCCTCAAGAGCACCGACGGCCACTATCGAACGAAGCTGATCGAGGCGTGTGCCGATATCCCGTTCCGGCTTGCCGCTACTGCTACGCCCGCGCCAAACGACTTCATGGAGCTTGGCAATCACGCCGAGTTCCTGGGCGTCATGTCCTACACCGACATGCTCGCGACGTTCTTTGTGCACGATGGCGGCGACACGCAGAAGTGGCGCCTCAAAGGCCATGCCGAGACAGAGTTCTGGAAATGGCTGGCGTCCTGGGCGGTGATGATCCGCAAGCCGTCAGACCTTGGCTATGCCAATGACGGCTACGACCTTCCACCGCTGCACCAGGTGCAGCACCTTGTGGCGGCCGATTACGCGCCGTCGCTCGATACCGGGCTGCTGTTTCCCATGGAAGCGCGGACGATGAAGGAACGGCTTGCCGCCCGGCGCGATACTGTTGATGAGCGCGTGGCGCTTGCTGCATCAATGACGCCAGCAGATCGGCCGTTCGTCTGGTGGTGCAACCTCAACGCTGAAAGCGAGAAGATCGCTGCAGCCATTGACGGCGCCGTTGAGGTGCGCGGTTCCGACGATGAGGCCGACAAAGAGCGCAAGCTGATCGATTTCAGCGAGGGGCGCATCCGCGTGCTGGTCACGAAGCCGTCGATTTGCGGTTTTGGCATGAACTGGCAGCACTGCGCCGACACCGGCTTTGTCGGGCTCAACGATAGCTTCGAGCAGGTTTATCAGTCGATCCGCCGCTTTTGGCGCTTCGGGCAGACGAAGCCCGTCACCGTGCATTTCATCGCCGCTGAGACGGAGGGCGCCGTGGTGGCGAACCTCCGCCGCAAGGAAGCCGACGCCGACCGCATGGCCGCGTCGATGGTGATGCACATGGCCGACCTGTCGCGGCGCGAAGTCGCCGGCACCGTCCGCACCATTCCCGACTACAACCCGACGCAGCCGCTTGTGCTGCCGGATTTCCTGAGGGCATCATGACCGATATCAAGGCCGTCGATCAGGTGGTGACACCTGAGTATGCGATCTACCAGGGCGACTCCTGCGAGCTTATCCGAGCCATCCCAAGCGAGAGCATCGACTTCGGCGTTCACTCGCCGCCGTTCGAGGGGCTCTATCGCTTTTCCAACTTCGACCGGGACATTTCCAACAATGACGGGCCTCAGTTTTGGGAGCACTACGCCTTCCTGATTTCGGAAATGCTGCGCGTCACGAAGCCGGGCCGGCTGCACTCGGTGCACTGCATGCAACTGCCTATGAGCAAAATCCGCCACGGCAATATCGGCATGCGGGATTTCCGCGGCGAAGTCGTGCGGGCCTATGAGGACGCAGGCTGGATATTTCACTCCGAGGTCTGCATCTGGAAAGACCCTGTAGTCGCCCAGCAGCGCACGAAGTCGATCCGCCTGCTGCATGCCCAGATCCTCAAGGATAGCTCGATCAGCGGGCAGGGGCTTGCCGATTACATCCTGACCTTTCGCAAGCCGGGCGAGAACGCCGCGCCAATCGACGGGCCGTTTCAGCAGTTCATCGGCACCGGCACCGATATCAGCCGCGAGGCATATGATCGCGAGTGCGCCGCGTTCGCCAGCGATGGCCGGGAGCCGTGGCCGTTCGACAAATGGAAGTCTATCCTTGTGTGGCAGCGCTACGCGTCGCCGGTGTGGATGGATATCAACCAGACCCGCACGCTGCAGTATCGCAACGCTCGCGACGAAAAGGACGAGGTCCATATCTCGCCCCTGCAACTCGACGTGATCGAGCGGTGCATCGACCTGTGGTCGCTTCCCGGTGAGACCGTTCTGACGCCGTTCCTCGGCATCGGCAGCGAGGTCTATTGCGCCGTCGAAATGGGCCGCAAGGGGATCGGGTTTGAACTCAAGCCGTCCTACTTCGCCCAGGCTGTCAGGAACATCGAGGGGCTTCACAAGGCGCGTACCGACAGCATGTTCACGCCCAACGAGGCATCCTAGCCATGCTCGATACCAAAGCCATACAGGGGACAGAGGTGAGGTTGGCGCTGCCGTGGCCCGACCGCAAGCTGTCGCCAAATGCCAGGTGCCATTGGGCGGTCAAGGCCAAGGCCGTGAAGGCTGCGCGCGAGGGGGCTTACTTCCTCGCATTGCAAGCTCGCATCCGCCGCATGGACGTGGGCAGCACCGGCCCGATTGCCGTCAAGTTCGAGTTCTGCCCGCCGAACAATCGCAGGCGGGACCGTGACAACTGCATCTCCTCGATGAAGGCGGCGACCGATGGGATCGCTGATGCCCTTGGGGTGGACGATAGCAGGTTCGTTTCAACCTACAGCATGGGTCAGCACATCAAGGATGGCGCTGTTCTCGTAACCATTGGGAGGTCTGCATGACCGAAGAACAGGACCGCGCCGCTCGCAATCTTCTGCGGCCGGACAACCACGATCTGTTCGATGAAGTGGGCTTGCGGCTGAACGCCCGCAACCCTTCGATCCCGATTGATACGATTGCCGCCGACATAGGCGTCACGGTCGATGCGCTTTGCCGGTGGGTGATCGGCTTCAAGGAAAAGGGCGCCCGCCGTTCTGTTCCGCAGTCCAGGGACTTTGCGCCTGTGCGCCCAAGCCAGGGCCACGGCGGCAGCATGTGGTCGGATGATGAAGACCGGCGCCGCCAGCGGATCATTCAGAAGGCCAGAGACGGCGCCAGAGCCACGCGGAAGGCGTTGGGCGGGTGAGCGAGCGCCCCTTCATGCAGCTCTACGTCTCCGACTTCGTCGGCGACACCCTACGCCTTAGCGCTGAGCTTGTGGGCGCTTACATGCTGCTCCTGATGGCAATGTGGAATGGCGATGGCGAGCTTCTGGACGATGAAGCCGAGCTGGCGCTTGTGGCTCGCATCCAGGCTGATCGGTGGCCTGCGGTGTGGGCAAAACTGGCGCCGTTTTTCGACATCGCCGATGGCAAAGTTACCCATGGGCGCATCAAGTTGGAGCTGCAGAAATTTGCTAGGAAGTCGGCAGCCAGAAAAGAGGCCGGAAGCCGTGGCGGGAAAGCTAAGGCATTGAAAGATAAGAACACTGGTCTAGCAATTGCTACACCAAATGCCATGGCATCTTCCAGAAACCATATAAAGAAAGGCGCGCAAGCGCTTTTGGACCCGACTGATAAGACCGAGGATGTGTCTCGCCATGTCGAGCCAGACGTCTTCGCCGAGTGCGTTCGACGCACCGAGCCTGTCAAAGCCTTCATCGAGCACAAGCAGTTTCCCGCCGCCCTCGTCGCTGAGGTGCGAGCACAGATCAAATCGCAGGAGAGTGTGCATTGAGCGGCAAAGACCATTGGGATGCCATCCTCGCATCGGCGCCACTCAACGCCACTGCTGGCGCGGTGACGGGCAAGGGATATGGCTTCAAGCCTGCGGCTCTGCGCCCAGAGCACACATGGTTGGCCCCGCCGCCAATGAAGCGCGACCTTGCAAGGTTAGCACTTGATCCGAACTTTCGGGACTACACAGGCTTGAAAAGTGGCCGCCTTACCGTGCTCGGGATGGCCGAGGACAATGCTGACCAAACAGGCAATAAGGGCGCCCTATGGGTGTGCCGCTGCGCGTGCGGGAAGTACGTCGGGCGACGCGGCAAGGGGCTGAGGACCGGTAAGACAACGGCCTGCAACGAGTGCAACTACACCGATCATTTGCGCTGGAGCGCTTCGAGTGGCCAGGCTCGCAAAAGAGCCGAGGCGCCTGAGGCAAGGAAGTGGCTGACACCAGAGGAACAGGCTGCAAAGAAGGACGCCGCATGAACTCCCCCCTCACCTACAAGCGTCCGACCGAGGAGACGAAACCTATGCGCGTGATCTTCGATCTCGATGGCACCCTGTCCAATGCCGAGCATCGCGTCCATTACCTGACGGGCGAGATCAAGGACTGGCGCGCGTTTTATGCCGAGTGCGCGGGCGATCAGCCGATTAGGCCAATCATGGATGTGCTGACAGCGCTGGGCCTCATGGGTGCGGAAATCCATATCTGGACGGGCCGCTCCGCTGAAGTCGAGGCCGAGACCGTGGCGTGGCTCGAAGCGAACGATTTGGACGACATCGCCCTGAAGATGCGTCCGGTTGGCGATCACAGCCCGGACACTGAGCTGAAGGCCAAGTGGCTGGCGGAGTGCGGCTGGACGCCTGATCTGGTGTTCGAGGATCGCGCCTCGGTGGTCGAGATGTGGCGCTCTCACGGCATTATATGCGCCCAAGTCGCGCCGGGCAATTTCTGATGAGCAAAGCCGAACAGCAACCCAACGCGGCACGTCCGCACAACCAGGAGAAGACCGAATGAGAAGCATATCGAGCATGACCGCTGAAATCCGTTCGCAGACGGAGGAGGTTTGGAGCGGCGTGCATCGCGTCCGCAATGCCAACCGTCGCATGACTGGCTCAACCGGTGAGCAGCCGACGCCAATCAACGTGGTGAAGGGCAGCAACGTCGACAAGATCGATCGCGAGCTTTCCATGCTCGAGGAGTTGAGCATGGCGATTGAGCATCTCAACAGCGCCACGGCTGAACTGCGCGACGAACTCGCCTGTATGGAAGGCTACACGGAAACGGCGTCGACGCTTGGGATGGTTGAAAAGGGCTTTGCCACGCAAGGACTCGTGGGCCGCAACTGACCGGCAAACATGGCGGCATGGGGAACCCCTCATGTTGCCACTGCATCGACGGCGCGACGAGAATCCAGAACTGGTCGCAGCCATGCGGGAACTGGCTAAGGCCGCGTAAATAAACGGTTATTTCCTCACGGGGCAAAGGCGAAGGCGGCAACATGGGCAAGCACATCTCGCATAGACTGATACCCGACCCCTCAATGTCGGATGCCGAGTATTTCGAGCAGCGCCGAACCAAGTCCGGCCCGAACGTCGGCAAGGTGATGGTGGCCGTCAACCTCAACGAGATGATCGGTGGCCTGGCCCGCATCGACAGCCGCACTGAGATCCACGTCGAAGCCGCCATGCGCTATCGCAACCTGTTCGATCGCGCCCAGATCGGCGGGGCCAAGGCGCTCGACTATGCCGCGGTCAAGGTCGACACGTCCGGCCCGTCCGAACTGGCGGTGTTTGAGGTTGGCGCGGACGCGCGCTCGAGCTACAGCGCCGCCATGCGCCATCTTGGCATGCTCCGCTCCAGCCTTGTCGAGCGCATCGTGTGCCATGACCAGTCCCTCGGTGCTGTTGCCGGCCGATCCGGGGCAGCTAGAGCGCGAGTCCGGAACGATCTGTTTACCGCCCTCGATGACTTGGCGGTGTATTTCAAGCTCACTCGTCGCAAGGCCGCTTGACGCCGCAGGCCAAATCAGGGCAGATTTTGATAAGTTGCAGAATTTGTGAAAGGCCGCAGGCGAAAGCCCAGCGGCCTTTGTCGTTTTGGAGCAGCTATGCCGGTCTCAATCGCGGTGAGACCGCGAAACACTCAACCAAAATCTCCTACTCAGCCGCCTATGGTCTATTTTATCCGACTAGGCGACAGCCCAGTGGTCAAGAAGCGGGCCAACCCGAGAGGGAGCCAAGCGAGGCTGTATCCGTATACGCGACCAAGCCATTCCGGCAGTCGCAGGGAGCTAAGTCGCCCAAAGGCTTAGATCAAACCAATGAAATTCTACGTCTACCGCATCTTCGGCGGCCTTCTGGGCATCCTCGGCGCGTACATCGCAGCTCATGGCGAGAAGGCGATAGAGACAGCTGTCGTGCCGCATCTCCGACGCTTGTTGCGAGCGGCGTGATGGCAGCGCCGGTAGGTAATCAGTTCTGGCTGCAGCGCAGTTCGCACGGCCGCAACCCAATTTTTGCAGGCCCAGACGAACTGTGGGAAGCATGCTGCGAGTATTTTGACTGGGTTGAGAAGAACCCGCTCAAGGAAGCGCAGGCCTTCGCGTATCAGGGTGACGTGAAGCTACAGGAGCTTCCGAAGATGCGAGCCATGACAGTAACGGGGCTCTGTATCTTCCTCGATATTGCCCGGAGCACGTGGGACGCGTGGCGGGAGACCGATGACTTTTCGGGCATCACAACGCGGGTAGACGAAATTATCCGCACGCAAAAGTTTGAGGGCGCGTCCGCAGGGCTGCTGAACCCGGGCATCATCGCCCGAGATTTGGGGTTGGCTGAGAAGTCGGAACAAACCGGACGGCTAGACCACGTCCACGAAATCAGGCGCACCATTGTCCGGCCGCACGCTTCAGATACCAACGGCTGAGGTCTTCCTGCCGCTGCTTGAGCCAGCGCGCGACAAAGGAGCATGGGGCGGGCGAGGGTCAGGGAAGTCGCATTTCTTTGCCGGCCTGTTGATCGAAGACAGCCTGGCAAATAAGGGGCTGCTCAGCGCGTGCATCCGCGAGGTGCAGAAGTCCCTCAAGGATTCAGCCAAGCGCCTCATAGAAGCCAAGCTGGCCGAGCACGGCTTGGGCGAGGCAGACGGCTTCAAGGTCTTTCGCGAGATCATCGAAACGCCGGGCGACGGCGCAATCATCTTCCAAGGTATGCAGGACCATACCGCGGAGTCGATCAAGTCGCTCGAGGGTTTTAAGCGGGCATGGGCAGAGGAAGCCCAGACGCTCAGCGCGCGATCGATAGGGTTGCTTCGCCCTACCATTCGCGCCGAAGGCTCGGAACTGTGGTGGAGCTGGAACCCACGCCGCAAGAATGATCCGGTCGATGTTTCGCTGCGAGGAACCACTAAGCCGACAGGCGCAATCGTGGTCCGGGCCAACTGGTCGGACAATCCGTGGTTTCCAAGCGTGCTCGAGCAGGAGCGGCTGGACTGCCTCAGGAACCAGGCAGAGCAATATGACCACATCTGGGAAGGCGGTTACGCCACCGTGCTAGAGGGTGCCTACTACGCGCAGCCGATAGCCGAGGCGAGGGCGCAGAAGCGCATTGGCAGGGTCTCTGCAGACCCGCTGCTGACGATCAAGCTGGTGTGTGACATCGGCGGCACCGGGGCCAAGGCCGACGCCTTCGCAATGGTTGCCGAGCAGTGGGTCGGCCGCGAAATCCGCGTGCTCAATTACTACGAGTCGGTGGGGCAGCCGCTTGCGGCTCATCTCAACTGGATGCGCGCCAACGGCTACACGCCCGACAGGGTGCAGATCATCCTGCCGCACGACGGCAGCTCGCACGACAAGGTCTACGACGTTTCCTACGAGAGCGCGTTCCGCGATGCTGGGTACGACGTTGTCGTGATCCCGAACCAAGGCAAGGGCGCGGCAATGCTCAGGGTGGAGAGCGCCAGGCGCCTGTTCCCGAGCATGTGGTTCAACGAAGCGACCACGGCGGCGTTGCTCGATGCGTTGGGCTGGTATCACGAAAAGCGCGACACAGAGCGCAACATTGGCCTTGGGCCGGAACACGACTGGTCATCGAACGGCGCCGACGCTTTCGGGCTGGGCTGTGTCGCTTACGAAGAACCGCAAGAGAAGCGCAAGGCGAAGGCACGCTCCTACAGCGGGGCAATGGGCTGGGCAGGGTGATCGATGGCTGACGACGACGATCTCAAGCGCGGCAAGGACCTGTTCTCCACAGCAGAGGACGCCGAGTCCGACAACCGCTCTGCCTATGAGGACGACATCCGGTTTGCCCGCCATGAGGAACAGTGGCCGGCTGACATTCGCAAGCAGCGCGAGCTTGACGGACGGCCCTGCCTGACCATCTCGAAGCTCAACGCGTTCTCTCGCCAGGTCGTCAACGACGCCCGCCAGAACAAGCCATCGATCAAGGTGCACCCGGCCGACAGTGGCGCCGATCCCGAGACGGCCGACGTGATGAACGGGCTGATCCGCAACATCGAATACACGTCAAACGCTGACGTGGCCTATGACACGGCTGTCGACTGCGCCGTCAACGGTGGTTGGGGCTATATTCGCGTCGGGCTCGACTACAGCTACCACGACAGCTTTGACATGGATCTCAGCATCCAGCGCGTTGCCAATCCGCTGTCGGTCTATGGCGACCCCAATTCGACACAGGCCGACTCATCGGACTGGATGAATGCCTTTGTCGTTGACCGGCTCAGCAAGGACCAGTTCGCCGCAAAATACGGCAAAGACGAAGACGGCAAGCCCACCAAGACTGTCGTTGATTGGGACGACTCGAGCTGGTGGGACGAGGCGTGGCGCGAAGGCGAAGACGCCATGGTGGCCGAGTGGTGGAACCGCGAGGAGATCGAGGTCAAGGTCGCGCAGTTCCGCAATCTGCAGGACGGCTCCGTCGTCACCTATGCGACCAGCGACATCGAGAAATCTCCCGATATCCAGGCCTTCATCGAGGCGGGACTGCTCGAGTTCACGCGGGAGCGCACCGGCAAGACGTGCAAGGTAATTCAGCGCATCATGACTGGCGCCGAAGTGCTCAAGACCAACGATTGGGTGGGCACCTATATTCCGATCATCCCGGTCTATGGGGATGAGTACAACATCAAGGGCAAGCGCTATTTCCGCTCGCTGGTCCACTCGGCCAAGGACGCACAGCGGCAGTTCAACTACTGGCGATCGACGGCTACCGAACTGGTCGCATTGGCGCCGCGCGTGCCGTGGATCGGCCCGGAAGGCACGTTTGATGTCGACCCGAACTGGCAGACGGCAAACCGGATCAGCCATCCCTATCTTGAATACAGCAACAAGGCCCAGCCGCCCCAGCGCATCCCGCTCGACAGCGGCCCTGCTGCCGGCGCATTGCAGGAAGCGTTGAACGCCTCCGACGACATGAAGGCGGTGATCGGGCTCTACGATGCGTCGCTCGGTGCGCGGTCCAACGAGACCAGCGGCAGAGCCATCATGGCCCGCCAGCGTGAAGGCGATGTGTCGACGTTCCACTTCATAGACAACATGGCCCGTGCCATTCGCCACACGGGCCGCATTCTGATCGACCTTATCCCGCATGTTTATACTGGCGAGCGTGTGATCCGCGTCATGGGCGAGGACGGCAAGCCGTCGAACGTGCCGATTGGTAAGGAATACCCGAAGGTTGACGAAAAGACCGGCCAGCCGATGGCAGGCCCGGACGGCAACCCGATCATGGCGATGCACGACTTCAGCGCCGGCAAGTACGACCTTACCGTCACCACCGGCCCGAGCTTCACGACCCGCCGCGAGGAAGCGGCTTATTCGATGACCGAAGCACTCAGGGCATTCCCTGCCGGTGCGCCTGTCATCGTGCCGGAACTGGCCAAAAATCTTGATTGGCCAGGCGCCGATAAGATTGCCGAAAAGCTCGAGGCGCAGATGGGCGGCCAGGTGCCACCCGAAATGCAGAAGATGATTGAGGAAGGCAAGCAGACCATCGCAGCCCAGGGCGAGGAAATCGCCCAGCTGAAGGGCGACCGCGCGATGGACGAAGCCGCACTGCAGCAGAAGGCCCGCGAGGCCGAGATGCAGGCGATGGCCGACATGCGGATTGCTGAAATCCAGATCGCATCGGACGAGCGCATTGCTGAGATGAAGATCGCAAGCGAGGCCCGTATTGCCGCCTACAAAGCCAGGCTGCAGGCCGACGCCGCAGCGGCACGTCCGCAGCCTCAGGCTGCATAGGAGAACGCCATGCCAAGAGATGAATTGCAGCTCGACGCCAATGGCGCACTGAGCGTGGTCAAGGTCTATGACGAAGGCGAAGTGCCGGATGTTGAGGACCTGAAACCCGAGCCGTTTGGCGGCAAGGGCGACCACGACGGCAACGGCAAGACGGGCGGGGCCAAGCCTCCTGCCCCTCGCAAGGGTCGGCGCCAATAGGCACGGCCTGAATACTGTTTTCTGCACCAACCCATGAAGGAGTGCATCGTCTATGGCCGACGAGAATCTGGCTATTGCCCCGCTGCCCGGACAGGAGACTGCACCCGAGCCGCAGGCAACGACTGAAGCGACCCCGATTGACGAACCCGAACGCATCCCCGACCCTGAAGAGGTACATCGGGCGCAGACGGAACAGGCTGCGGCGGTCGAAGACGAGACGATCGAAATCGATTGGGACGACGGGAAGAAATATCGCATCCCCAAGGCCATCGAAGGCGGCATTCTCAAGAACAAGGACTACACGACCAAGACCCAGGAAGCAGCGGCGCTTCGCAAGCAGCTGGAATCTCGCGAAGTCGAGATCAAACAGCGCCTGCAGGCCACCGAAGCCGAACTGGACGCCCGCGCAGAACTGCGTTCTGTCTCCGCCGAGCTGGACAAGTATGCCAGCCTGTCGGCCGACGATTGGCAGTACCACGCGGCAAACGACCCGCTGGGCACTCAGCAGGCCCGGATCGCACTCGACGCATTGCGAGACCGGAAAGCCGCGCTTGAGGGCACGCTCAGCAAAGTCACCACCGAACGGACTGAAAGCGCCCAGGCTGACTTCGCCAAGCGCAAGCAGGAAACGTTCGAGGCGGCTGCAACCATTATCCCAGGCTGGACGCCTGAGACCGCGGACAAGACCCTCAGGGGGCTGCTCGAATTTGCACACTCGGAAAACATTCCCGAGCAAGTGCTGATCGAGAATTGGAGCCCCACGATGCTGAAGCTCCTGCACCGCGCCTATCTCGGCCACAACCTGATGACGAAGCAAGCAACAGCGCCGAAACCTGTCCCGTCAATCGCGCCACAGCCCCTCCAGACTGTGGCCGGCAAATCGTCCCCCACCACCAGCGCCGATCTCGCCTCCGCCGATATGGAGTCGTACATCGCCGCCCGGAGGAAGGGCGTGGGCGGCAAGCCCCTGCGCTAAACCCAACCTGCTTTCCCGTCGTGATGACGGCAAGGCCCCGTGCCGCTGAGGCGGCCAGAAGGACCCTCTCCAAATGAGCAACACTACGCTTACCGCGGATATCATCGCCAAAGAGGCGGTGGCTATCCTCGAGAACCAGACCGTGATGGGCAAGCTCGTCTATCGCGGCTACGAGTCCGAGTTCGACAACAACGTCAACGGCTACAAAGTCGGTGAGACCGTGTCGATCCGCCGCCCCACTGACTTCACTGTTCGCGACGGCAAGGTTGCCGCGAACCAGGATGTCGTGGAAGGCAAGCTGCCCGTCACCGTCGACAAGCAGAAGGGCGTCGATTTCAAGTTCTCCAGCCAGGACCTCACCCTCCAGATTGGCGAACTGTCGGACCGCGTCGTTCGTCCCGCCATGGTGCAGCTGGCCGAACAGGTCGACCGCGACCTGATGGCGCTCTACAAGGAGGTGCCGAACCACGTCACCATCCCGTCGGGCGGCATCAACTCGTTTGCCGACTTCGCCCTTGCAGCGGAACGCATGGATACGATCGGCGTCCCGCAGGCCGACCGTAGCGCCGTCCTCACCCCGTCCGACTATTGGGCGATGCTGGGCTCGCAGACCGCGCTCTACATCAACGGGCCGGCCAACGGCGCCTATCGCCAGGGCTCGCTGGGCATGATCGGTGGCATCGACACCTACATGTCGCAGAACGTCCCGCTGCACACGACCGGCGCCCGTACCGGCACCGACGTGAGCGATACCACGGGCACCAGCTACGACGCCGGCTACACCTGGGCGACGGTGAAGGATTCGACCTCGGTCACCTTCCACATCGACGGCATGGCCTCCGATACGGCTGGTTACTACAAGAAGGGCGACACCTTCACGCTGTCGACCGTCTATGACGTGAACCCCGTTTCCAAGGAACGGCTGGCTCACCTCAAGGTGTTCACGGTGATGTCGGACACGACCTCGGCCTCCAACGAAGCCGATGTGTCCATCTGGCCGCCCATCATCCTGTCGGGTGCGCAGAAGACGGCGGAACTCTCGACTGGCTCGGCGCTCGACGGTCTGACCGTCACCTACCAGGGCGTCGCGTCGACCGGCTATCGCCAGAACCTGTTCTTCCACAAGAACGCCTTCGCCCTCACGATGGTCCCGATGGTCAAGCCGCCGGGCGCCGTGGACGTTGGCCGCCGCACCTACAAGGGTGTGAGCGTCCGCGTGATCCCGTACTACGACGGCACGAACGACGACAGCAATTGGCGTCTGGACGTGCTGTACGGCTGCACCACCGTCGATCCCCGCCTTGCCGTGCGCGCCTCTTTGGCGGCCGACATCTAACGCCAGAAAGGAAAACCCATCATGGCACTCAAGGAACTCTCGGATGGCGGCCCGGACGGCACTCGTCTCGGCCAGGCATCCACCGACAAGCTCGGCTTCTTCGGCCTCACGACGCCGATTGTTCGCCGCACCTGCACGCTCGCTGCGGCCCTCACCGCAGGCACGACCACGCCGGCCAATATCGCCGCTGCGGTCGATGAGCTGCACGCCGCCTTGGCCGCATACGGGCTCATCGCCTGATGCTGGTCTGTGTAGGCATCCCGACGATTGACGGGAAGCCCTGCACCAACCTCGTGGACTCCCTGCTGGCCGAGCAGTTTCTCGGGTTCCAGCAGGGGGTTCACTTTCTCATTCAGTGGGAAGTCGGGTGCTCCTTGATCGGAGTGGCCCGCAACAAACTGGCCCGGCGCTTTCTCGATACGCGCGGCGCCGATGCCATGGTGTTTGTGGACTCCGATATCAGTTGGAAGGGCGGCGATCTTATCCGCCTCGTGAAGCGTCCTGAGGACGTGATCGGCGCCACGTACCGGGCCAAGCGCGACGACGACTACTACCACTTTCGCGGAACGCCGCAAAAGGTGGGCGATCTCTACAAGGTCGACGGGCTGCCCGGCGGCTTCATCAAGATCACCCGCAATGCTTTCAACCGCATCCCGGCCAATCGGTACAAGGACATGGATGGACGGGAGGGGATCGACTATTTCCCCACGGGCTTCCACGACGGCATCATCTGGGGCGAGGATTACGGCTTCTGCCGCCAATGGCGCGAGACCGGCGGGGACGTGTGGCTGGATCCCGCGATCCACCTGCGCCACCACGATGGACTGAAATTCTACACTGGCGACCCGACGCCATGGCTCGAGGATGCAGCGCATGGCTGAATTGCTTTTGGGCGCGGGCGCGCGACACAAAAAGCTCCTGTCGTGGAATGACCGCGATGAATGGACCAAGCTCACAACGCTGGACATCAACCCCGACCACAAGCCGGATGTTGTCTGGGACTTGAACGACCCCGAACTCCCGTTCGATGACAATTCCTTCGATGAAATTCACGCCTATGAGGTGCTCGAGCACGTCGGCAAGCAGGGCGACTGGCGCTTCTTCTTCGCGCAGTGGTCTGACTTCTGGCGCGTCCTTAAGCCTGGTGGCGTGTTCATCGGCACATCGCCGGCCTATCGGTCGGCATGGGCATGGGGCGACCCCGGCCACACGCGCATCGTACAGGAAGAGAACTTCGTGTTTCTCCATCAGCCGTCTTACACGGGGCAGGTGGGGAAAAGCCCCATGACCGACTATCGCTTCGTCTACGAGGCGGATTTCGAGCCCAAGGCGCTGCATACGGGCGTCGATACCTTCCAGTACGTTCTCGAGGCCATCAAGCCGTCCCGGATCACGAGGTAAGCCATGGCCCTGTCGACTTACGCCGAACTCAAGGCTTCCGTTGCCTCGTGGATGGAACGCGCCGACATGACGGCGGTCATCACGGATTGCGTCACATTGGCCGAAGCGCGGCTCAACCGCGAGCTGGGGCCGGTGGAAACCACGTCATCGTTGACGGGCGTTGCAGACAGCAGGGCGCTCGACATCTCGAGCCTCAGCGTATTCGAGCCCATCCGCATGTGGATTGCCGACCCGGGCTCGACCGACGAGGCGGAGCTGCAGCAGCAGTCACCGTCCAATATGGCCTATGCGGAACAGTCTGGGCGGCCGTCGCAATGGTGTGTCGACACGCTATCGAGCCTGAAGCTGGATCGTCCGTGCGATCAGGCTTACGCTTTCCGGTTCCGCTACCGTGAACGGTTCGCGCTGTCGGACGCGGTGACGACCAATTGGCTGCTGACCAACCATCCCGACATCTACCTCGCTGCGACCCTGATGTGGGGCGCTGGCTATCAGGAAGCGTTTGTTGGCGGGTCGGTGTGGAAGTCGATTCTCGATGAACAACTGCCTGCTGTGGCGCACTCCCTTGCCAAGCAGCGCAAGGGCACGCTGCGCGTCGACCCGGCACTGGCCGATGTCGGCCGCCGCTACTCGTTCAGCTATGCGACGGGGCAGTAATGGAGTTCCCCTTCGGTCCATGGGCGCCTGACCTGGGCGAGAACAGCCCCGGCATTCTGATGCAGGCAACGGGTGCCGTGCCGCTCGATGAGGGCTATGGACCGTTCCCCGGTCTGGTGCAGGCCACGAGTGCAACGGCGCTCTCCGGCGCACCGCGCGGGGCGTTCTCTTACCAGACCAATGACGGCGCCTGGCGCCTTGTGGCTGGGACGGCAACGACCATCGAAACCATGGCGTCGGATTTCACATGGAGCAGCATCGATACCGGGCTTACGCCGACCGCGGGTGATGATTTCTGTTTCGAGCGCTACGGCGATTATCTGCTCTACACCGACACGACGGACGGCATGCGCCAGTTCGATGTTGAGACGGGTGGCGCGGCGTCTGCGGTGGCTGCCGCTGGGTCGCCGCGGTGGATATTCGAGTGCGGCAATATCCTGTTCGCTCTCGATTGCCTCAACCGGGCCGGCGATCGCGACAACAAGCTCATTCGCTCCTGCAAGCGCGGCGATCATACCGCATGGACGGGCATCGGAACGGACTACCAGCCCTTGCAGACGGGTGGAGCGCTGATCTGGGGCGGCAAACTCTCGGATACATCGGCGCTTATCCTGCAACAGCGTGAAGTTCGGCTCCTTCAAGTCGGCAACGTCGGCAGCGCCAAATGGGGCCTGCAGTCGGTATCGAAGGAGTTCGGTGCTGTCGGGGCCAAGAGCGTCGTGGCCTTCGATGGCGCCGTCTACTGGCTGGCGACGGATGGCTGGCGGCGGTTCTCGCTCGGTGGCGGGCTGGAACGCATTGGGGCGGGTTTGGTGGACCAGACCTTCCTTGCCGATCTGGACCAGTCCGATATGTCGCTGGTGCAGGGGACAATCGACCCGTTCCGCAAATGCGTCCTGTGGCGCTACAAGTCGCGGTCCTGCTCATCGACGGAAGTGTTTGACGACATCATCGGGTACTACTGGCCGAAGGGTCGGTGGTTCCGCCTCAGCGTGCAGACCTCGGCTCTGGCCTTCGGCTCGGAAGCGGCCATTACCTGGGATTCGTTCTCGGGCACATGGGACGGCGCGGATGTGGCATGGGATTCGCGCGCCTTGTCAGGCGGGCAGCCGCTGCTTGGTGCGTTCAACGATGATTTCGTGTTCGGCTACTTTGTCGGCGGGTCGATGGCGGCAACGCTCGAAACCAGCATTGCCCATAGCGGGGCATCGGGCCTGATCAATTGGGCCGATCCGGTGGACGACGCGGCGGGCGGAACGCTGGAGCTGGGCGTCAAGAACAGCCTGAGCGATACCACGACCTGGAAGACGGGCGCCGCCAAGGTTGCATCGGGTCGCGTTCCCTTGCGGGGCAGGGGCAAGAACATCGGCTTCCGGCGCAACATCGCGGCAAGCGAAACATGGACCTATGCCCGCGGCGTTGATCATGTCGTGGCCTCGGGTGGTGGCGTTCGATGAACAACGAAGTCGGCAAGGAAACCGTATTCGGCAAGATCACCGGGAACACCGCAACGGTGATGTTCACGGCCACGAGCTCGACCATCATCCGGTCCATCCAGCTTTGCGAGAATGCCGGCTCGACACCGAACCTGACGCTCGACATTTACGACACCGACAATGCCGTGGCCTATCTCAAGCGCCGGGCCATCGCCGTCACGGCGGGGACTGAAATTCTCTACACCAATGAGTTCGTGTTGCCGCAGGGCTGGTCGATCCGCGGCACGTCCAGCGATGCGGCCGGCAAGTTCGACTATTGCGTGAGCTATGACGATCCCGATGCGACCTCGCGCGGCCGGCCATGATGCTCGAATCCATCCCGGCGGCGCGGCTCCCCTATGAGTGGGAGACGATAGGCCCGACCCTAGCACGCGCCATTGAACTCGATCCCGAGCGCGATGCGATGCACGTCCTGGGGCAAGGCTTGGCCGGGGAATTGCAATTCTGGCGCGTAGGGGGCTCGCTGGTGGGCTTTCTCGTCACTCAGGTGTGCCGAGTGCCCGGAAGCCTCAAGCGGGCGCTGTGGGTCATCTACGTGGCCGGCATGGGCGGCTCGATCCGCGACAAGCGGGAACTGATGGAATTGGTGGAGCTGCAGGCGCTCAAACAGCGCTGTGGCGAAGTTCGTTTCGAGGGCAGGGACTGGCGCTTCGTCTTTCCCGACTACTCGGCAAATCGGTCGGCAGATGGCCGGTGGCACTTTCGTCGGAGGATAGCGTGATCACCGCCGAGCGGTTGCGAGAGGTCGTAACGTACGACCCAGAGACGATGGACGTCGGCGGTGTCGTCAACAAAGGTGCGGGCTGGTGATGTCGCCGGTTACGTCTGTAGCACGTTGGGATACGTGATGATGGGTGTAGATGGCGCGAGTTACCGTGCGCATCGTCTGGCGTGGCTTTACGTGCATAGAAGGTGGCCCAGCAACCAGATAGATCACATCAACGGAGCCAAAGACGACAATCGCTTGGCAAACCTGAGAGAAGCTACCGCTCAACAGAATGTGGCCAACCGCGGCCGGCACAAGAACAACCAAAGCGGC